CCTGTCGAGCATCACTATTCCTGACAGCGTCATCAGCATCGAGGATTACGTATTTGATAAGTGCTATGACCTGACGAGCGCGACAATCGGTAACAGCGTGGCCAGTATCGGGAATGGCACATTTAAGGATACGAATCTAGCAGACTTCACCATTACAGATAGCGTCACCAGCATCGGGAATTATACATTCGATAACTGCACTGCCCTGTCTAGTGTTACTATTGGTAACAGTGTCACTAACATCGGTAATTTTACATTCGGCCGCTGCAGTGGTCTGACGAGTATCAGTATTCCTGCCAGCGTCACTCGCATCGGTACTCTCGCTGGATTCCTCGGGAATGATACATTCAGGTTCTGCGACAACCTGTCGAGTATTATAGTTGATAACAATAATCCAAATTATAGTTCAACAGGACCACTACTGCTCAATAAAGATAGCACTAATATAATTACCGGTCCCGGCGCTAGCGGTGATTTTACTATTACCGACAGTGTAACCAGCATCGGTTATTACGCCTTTGCCGAAAGCGATGGCCTAACGAGCATTACCATTCCCGACAGCGTCACCAGCATCGGGAATAACGCATTCATTTCCTGCGAGTTCTTAGAGATCATTAACACTAGTATTATAAAAGGTGCTATTAGTACTGGCAATACGTTACTTGGTACAGCATCACCACTTACTATAAATGTACCATTCTGGGCTCCTAATTGGACATCTGGTAGTGGTCAAACAATTGCTGGTAATAATAACGTAACTGTTAATATTAGTGAACCAGTAAGTCGTTCAATACAAAATGGTAATAATATAAATCTTGGTGCACCACTGTTATTAGGGCAGGATTTACTGTTTACTATCGATTCTTCGATTCGTTCAACGGTTCAAGTTGTGCTGGATCCAAGTGCTGATTATTTAGGGGTAATTGATTGGGGTGACGGAAGTGCTGATACAGATATGTCAACAATAATGAAAGGTAATCCAGATAGAGATATTTGGCACGCATTTCCTTCTAATGGAATATATCAAGTAAGGGTAACAGGAAGTTACGTTCCTAAGTTTAGTCTTCAAAAGGACCCCGGAGCTGCGGCTACTAATATAGTTTCAGTAGAGAACTTAGGAAATGTGGGTCTACAGGATACAGATTATATGTTTAAAGATTGCACCAACCTAGCGAGCGTCAACATTGGTAACTACCTCACCAGCATCGGGAATTACACATTCGAGGGCTGCACTGGCCTGACCAGCATCACTATCAGCAACAGCGTCACCAGCATCGGGAATTACGCATTCTATAGCAGCAGCCTGATGAGCATCACCATCCCCGATAACGTTACCAGCATCGGGGAGTACGCTACCGGTAACTGCACTGACCTGGTGAGTGTCACACTTCCAAATAATGTTGGATTTACCAGCATCAGTAACGGTACATTCTTTAACTGCTTAACCCTTCCAAACATCACTATCCCTGACAGCGTCACCAGCATCGGGACTAGTGTATTCCAGTGGTGCCCGAACTTAGCGAGTGTTTATACGTCCTTACCTAAATCAGTAGTAGACGCAGCTACAGATATTTTCCTTAATACAGCGTCACCTCTTACTCTAAATGTACCAACTGGCACTTCTGGCTGGGTAGCTGGAACTGGTCTGTCAATTGGCGGTAACAATAACGTAACTGTTAATATTGGTTCTTAGTTACAGATTGGTCAAGATATATATGGTGAAAATGCACAAGATCAAAACGGTTACAGTGTCAGTATAAGTGATGATGGTACTATTGCTGCAATTGGTGCTATTGGCTATGATGGTAGTGGTACAGCTGTAGGTCAAGTGAGAGTTTATCAAAATGTTAATGGTGTTTGGACAAAAATCGGAGCTGATATTAACGGTGAGGCTCAGGATCAAAGTGGTAATAGTATGAGTATAAGTGGTGATGGTACTATTGTTGCAATTGGAGCAATATATGCAGATAACGCAGGAGTTCAAGCAACGGGTCGTGTGAGAGTGTATAAAAACATATAAAATAATTAATGTTGAAAATAACAGGAACTACGCTATAATAGTAGTGTGAGTTACCGAAATATATACTACGATGCAAAAGAAAGATGTGTTAATTTATTTACCTGGGATGAAGATGGTAAAAGGATTAAAGTAAAAGCTTCCTACGACCCGTATCTTTATATTGAAAGTGGTAATGGTGAAGCTGAATCTATCTTTGGTACTAAACTAGTTAAGAAGACTTTTAGGACGCAGTATGAACGTTACAAGTATATAAAAGATACCGGAGTTAAGAGAGTATTTGATAACCTACCAGCTATTCAGCAATACCTTGTTGATTCGTTCTGGAAAGTAAATGAAACTCCTGAATTTAGTCAAAACCCAATTAAAGTACTTTTTGTGGATATCGAAACATATTCACCTGATGAGTTTCCTAATCCTCAAGACCCTACGCATACATGTAATGTTATTACTGCATATGATTCAATTGCAGATGAGTATATGACATTTGGTCTAGGAGAGTATGACAATAAAGATGATGATGTAACTTATATACATTGTAAGAGTGAACATGAATTGTTTCAGAATTTTGTAGAGTATATTGAAAAGGATTACCCTGATATAATATCTGGTTGGAATTCGGAGTTCTTCGACTTACCTTACATTATTAATAGATGTGAAAGACTATTAGGTGAAGATTGGAGGGATCGTTTATCACCATCAGGTAAAGTATATAGCAGAGCTATTAAAGGTCAATTTGGTCAAGAGCAAATTAGATGGTATATTGAAGGTGTATCATTGATCGACTATCTGGATGTATATAAACGATTTTCACCAGGGGTTAAAGCAAGTTATAAACTAGATGCTATTGGTGCTGCTGAGTTAGGAGAAAAGAAAGTCGATTTCGGTAATATGAATCTTGCAACTTTAGCTGATAAGGATTGGCAGACGTTTGTAGAGTATAATATTCAAGACGTTAGACTACTTAAAAAGCTTGAAGAAAAACTAAAGTATACTGAGTTGATTAAAATGTTAGCATACGTTGGCTTGACGTCCTTTGAAGCTGCACTAGGTTCGCTTTCGGTTATTAACGGTGCAACTGCAGTTACAGCAAGGTATAGGAATCAAAAAATACCTTCGTTTATACGAAATGAGGATACAGGTAAGAATCCTGGTGCGTATGTAGGTGAACCTAGAAGTGGGTTTCAAGAAAATATTGTATCATTCGATGCTAATTCACTATACCCTAATGTGATGATATCTTTAAATATGTCACCTGAAACTAAAATAGGTAGGATTGAGGATAAAACTGATAAGGATGTTACTATACGTCATGTTAATGGTAAGACGTTTACATTAGATACTGAGAAGTTTATTGAGTTTGTAAAGAATGAAGAAATTGGTATTAGTAAAGCTAATGTACTTTTTAGTCAGAAGAAGCAAGGTATCATGCCAACTATTTTAGACTTTTATTATAAGAAACGCGTTGAAGTTAAAAAGGAGTTAAACATCTTAAAAAGAGAATATGCAAATAATAAAGATAAAGTAACTAAGACGAAGATTGATCAATTAGATTCAAAGCAGTTATGTATTAAGGTTTTTATTAATTCAATTTACGGTTATTTTGGTAATAGGCATGCACCTTTTGGCGATGATGATATTGCATCATCCATTACATTGACAGGTCAATCTGTTATTAAGAAATCAAATGAGCTACTTAAAAATTATGTTAAAGAGCAAACTGGTATTACTGATGTTGAAAAACTAGAAAGTTGTGTTGTATATAATGATACTGATAGTTCGTATATATCTATAAAATTATTAATTGATAATATTAATATAGCATTTCAAAATGAAGATGGCACTCTAACTAAGCAACTATATGATGAAGTTCAGAATATTGAAGACTATCTGAATAAAGAAATTAAAATATGGGGTACTAAAGCTTTAAACTCTAAAGACTGTAGATTTATATTCAAACGAGAAGTTATAGCTGATGTTGGTATCTTTTTGCAGAAGAAGCGTTATGTACTGCATATATTGGATGATGAAGGTATACCAATGGATAAATATAAGTACACCGGGGTTGAAGTAGTACGTAGTACAATGCCTGAACCTATTAAACCGCATGTTAAAGGTATTATTGAAACTATGCTTTCAACGCAAAGTATTACAAAGACGAATAAATTATTAAATGAAACGTATACTATATTTAAAAACTTACCAGTCGAGGATATTACATTTGTTTCCGGGTTAAGAAATTATGAAAATTATGCAAGGCAATGTGATGGTTATAAAACTGCAAAAGGTATGCCTATTCACGCAAAGGCTGCATACTATTATAATATGCTATTGAAAAAGTTTGATATCGAAAATGATTATGAAACTATTAGTAGTGGGGATAAGGTTAGATATTTTTACATACAGCAACCTAATCCATATAATATATCTTGTCTAGCTTATAAGTATTATTTACCTGAAGAATTTACGAAGATATTTTTTGCAGATTACGATAAGATGTTTCAAAAGAACCTTTACGCTGTAATTGAACGATTCTATGAAAATGTTAATTGGTCTATTCAGCAGCCAGGACAAGCTGTTCAAACTGATTTATTCGATCTTTTAAGTTGATAATTGTGGTTTATAATATAAAATAATGGTATGTCAGAAACCAAATATACAACGTTTATTGATAATGCTGGTCGCAGCATTTTCGGTATTAACTCGAGTGAGACCAAGACCTCAATTACAGTTGAAAATCCTGTAAT